ACATATATACATATCCTGAATATTACGATGAGTATGTAGGTGGTGTAGTTACTCGTAAGCCTTATTGGGATAAGAAAAAGGTAGTTTTACTCCCTAAAGGTGGATTTGCTTTTACTACTAAATATGGTGGAAATAAAGTTCTTTATAAAGGCGGTGATGCAATGCCTGAGTATTTTGGCTATTCTAATGATAAGTTTTTATTGAATAACTACATTGACAAAAGAAACTCAGCTCATGTATTTGAAATCATGTCTAAACCTTTGGCAGTCCCATTGTCTGTTGATCAAATATACACAATGCAAGTGTTAGCATAGAAATATAAACTAGGGGGAGTTAATTCTCCCCTTTCTTAAAATTATTGTGATGGCAAAAAAGAAAGAAAAAGAACAAGAAGAAGAAATTATAATAGAAGATACTCCAGTCCAGGAACGAAAGTATGAAATTATAGCACTAGCAGTTTCTTTAGATAGAAACAAAGTTGCAAAGCATGGTGAAATAATAAAACATGATGAATTTGTTTCTAGATCCGTTGCAGCATTACTAAAAGGTAACTTCATAAAAGAAGTTGAATAATGGGTACTATTTTAGACTTAGCGCGTAGAGATTCAGCATTTATAATAAATGCTGGTGGCTTTGAAACAGACATAACTTTTACCGTAGGAGGTAATCCTGTTATTGTTAAAGGTATTGCTACTAAACATCATATTGGATATGATGATGATGGAGAACGTGTTAATACTAAAAACGCTCAAATAACTGTTAATGAATCTGATTTACTGGCTATTGGAATAACAACAAGAGGAGCTTCAGGAGAAGTTAATATTACTAGTAATATTATAAGCTATGCAGATTCTACAGGGAATACTTCTTCTTATGTCATTACAGAAAATTATCCAAACGAAACTTTTGGACACATCGTTTGTATGTTAGGAGATTATCAAGTATGATAGAAGGAATTATACCAATACAGCGTTTTGAAGAAGTTCGTACAAGAATTGGAGAAATCTTATTTAAAGAGATATCTAATCAATCTACTTTAATAGGAGATGCTAAATTAAATGCAGGTGTTTGGGAAGAAAGATTCACACCTTTTGATAATGATGAACTTCCTGCTGTTTCAGTTGGCTTTGTTAGTAGTGAGAATAATGGTTACAATATAGTTGATGCACGTTATATTTGTAGATATTATATAGATGTTCACAATAGTAGTAAAGCTTCTATTGTAGATAGTAAATTAGTTATAGGTGATTTAAATAGTCAGACAACTTTACAACGTATATGTGGTTTAATTAGATCTATATTAACTAATTCTCTATATAATAAATTGGAATTTTCTGATAACTTTATAGAGACTACAAACATAGAATCAATACAGATTGCAGACCCTGGAGTAAAAGATGGTAATTTTATTACTACGGCACGTATTATTATGTCAGTTAATTTAACTGAAAAAAACACTGTTCAACAAGCTTCAGTTTCAACAGGTGGCACGTCTACAATTAAATTGGAATTAACAGAAAAAGGTTATAAATTTGAATTAAACAATTAATAAACTATGGCAATAAGCACAGCAGTCGGCGCAGATAGAATATCTAGAGTTGTCGGCTATAAATTAAGAAAGGGATTTGCGCCTATTCTAGGTGTTAATCTACCACAAAGAATTGCAATCTTAACACCAGCCAATTCAGATAAGCAAACAGGCTTGCCAACAAAGCAAGAGGTGACATCTGCTTCTGAGGCAGCTAATTTATTAGGTTATGGTTCTCCTGGTCATATGATAATGAGAATACTTAGACCTCTTACTGGTGATGGAGTCGGAGGTATTCCAACAGTATTATTTCCACAAACAGATCCAGTTGGAGTTGCGGCTATAAAAGAACTTACAGTAACAACTGCAGGAGTTACCGCTAATGCTACTCATAGAGTAATAGTAAATGGACGTGATAATGTTGATGGTCAATTCTATTCTATATCAGTTGTAACTACAGATACACAAGCTACAATAGCTACTAAAATAGCTACAGCTATAAATAGCGTATTATCGGCTCCATGTACCGCAGCAGTTGATGGAGTTAATGATAATCAAGTAAATATTACTTCTAAATTTATTGGTGTTATTAGTGATGACCTTACAATTGAGGTTGTAAATGATGGAAGTCCAGTAGGTGTAACTTATGCAGTTACAGTAGGAGCAGCAGGTACAGGAAATCATGACATTTCAGGAGCATTAGCAGCTTTTGGTTCAGAGTGGAATACAATTGTAATAAATCCTTATGGAACATCTACTTTTGAAACACTTGAAACATTTAATGGAATCCCTGATCCTATTAATCCAACAGGATTGTATTCAGGTGTTACATTTAGACCGTTTTTTGCTTTATGGGGTTCAAATGAATCAAGTAGAACATCATTATTAACTATTACTGATGCAGAAGCAAGAAAATCACAAGTAACTAATGTATTATGTCCTGCACCAAATTCAGATGGTTGGCCATTTGAAGCAGCAGCAAATGCAGCATTTTTACTTGCTAATACACATCAGAATAATCCTCATCTTGATGTAGCTTCTCAAAGTTACCCAGATATGCCTGTTCCTGCTGATGGAAACATTGGAGATATGGCAAATTATAATGATAGGGATGTACTTGTAAAAGGTGGTTCTTCAACAGTTGATTTAGTAGCTGGTCGTTATCAAATTCAAGATTTTGTTACTACATATCATCCTGACGGAGAACTTCCACCACAATTCCGTTTTGTTCGTTCATTGAATCAAGATTTTCAAGTTAAGTATGGTTATACTTTATTAGAAAATGATAATGTTAGAGACAAAGCAATTGCAGGTAATGAGCAAACTGTAACCGTTTCAGATGTTATTAAACCTAAAATTTGGGCACAAATTCTAAGAACTTACGCTGACAATTTAAGTGAAAGAGCCTTGATTACTGACCCTGATTTTATGAAAGAAAGTATTGAAATTGGAACAGGAGAATCTAATCCTGATAGATTAGAAACTTTTTTCAGATATAAACGTTCTCCATTTATGAGAATTGGTTCTACTGATGCCGAAGCTCGTTTTACTTTTAACCTTTAAAATAATTATAAATTATAAATTATGAGTTACACAGGAGGAGATATAACAGAAATAACATATTCTCATCCAACTGTTGGAAATGGTACTATCTACGCTAAATCAGCAGAAGATAGTACAATTGACAGGGGTGGGTATATTAAGAATGATGATCAAAACTCAGTTAGTGGAGATGGTCAAAACATTGATGTAATGAATCGTAAGCGTTGGCGAGTAGAATTAGGTCCTATTGCTTGGGATATTACTGATCGTGATGAGTTGGACAAATTACAACAAATACAAAATAGTCCATTGCCAGCTGATTGGACCATTGCACATATCACAGGAACAATTTGGGGAGGTAAGGGTTCACCGGTTGGAGATTTGAATGCTACAACTAATAATCCTCAAATAGCTGTTATTTTAGCAGGTGGTGGAACATTAGATAAAATTAATTAATTATAATAAAATAAATAAGATGGGTGTTACAGAAGATCAAGCTATAAAAGAATTTGAACGTTTTATTGAGTCTAAAAATATTAGTAAAAAGAAACGTGAGTCTTTTCAGGAGCAGGAAGAAGAAATAATTGATGCAATTTCTAGAGGAGTAGTTACTGTTGATGAAGAAGGAGTAATCTCTATGGATTTATTTTCTCCATTGGAGTCTATTTCTAAAATACAATTTAAAACAAGATTACTTGTTCGAGAGGCGCGAAATGCATTTAAAGTTGTTGATGAAAAAGATAGCTTAGGTCGTATGATTGCAATTTTAACAAAAATTACAGACCAAAAGAATTCTAAAGTGTGGGGCGAATTTGATTTTACAGATTTAAATCTAGCAGGACAAATTTCTAACTATTTTTTATAATTGACCCCATCAGTCTTAATAACGCAATTAAGACTGTTACAAGAGAATATAAATGGAGTCCTTTCGTCATAGATCAACTGTTTACAGATGATTTGGACCATAAGGGGCTCCTTTTTTGGTATAATGATTGTATAGAAATAAATAAGCAATTAGAATCACAAAAAAAGTAAAAATATGGGGTTTTCAACAAGTACATCATTTACAGCTGTCGATAAATTTTCGGCAACTTTAAATAAATTTCAAAGAGGAGTCTCCGCATTTGGTAAGAAAGCTAAAACATCATTTAGTAAAGCAAGTAGAGGTCTTAAAAGTTTAGATAATAATATATCTAAATCTATGAAAAGATTTGCTATGCTTGGTGCTGTTATGAGTGGATTGTCAATAGGTGCTTTTCTTCAAACAGCTACTGGAGCCGTTCTAGGACTAGATAGGAATATAAGTGCTGCAGCTGCTAAATTTGGAGAATTTGACCGAACCTCGGATACATTTAAGGCTTTAGAAGATAGGGCAAGAGAATTAGGTGCTACAACTGAATTTACAGCCGGACAAGCTGCAGAAGGCTTAAAGAATTTAGCTACAGCAGGATTTACAGCAGAACAGTCTATTAAATCACTTGATACTGTTTTAAATTTAGCTACAGCTACACAATCAGACATGGCTACTGCTTCTGATGTAGCAGGTAAAACATTAGCAGCGTTTGGATTAAAAAGTAAAGATCCTATTAAATTAGCAGGTAATTTAGAAAGAGTATCTGATGTTCTTAATAAAATAATTACAACTACAGGCTTTGGTAATCTTGATGAATTACTAACAACTGTAGGAGCATCAGGAGCATCAGCTAAAGCAGCTGGATTAGAGATTGAAGAATGGGGAGCTATAGTTGGTAAAGCTGTGACAGCAGGTATTGATGCTAGTTCTGCAGGTTCTCAACTTAATATGGCTCTAACAAGATTGGCTAAACCACCTGCAGAGGCGGCTAAAGTAATGAAGAAGTTGGGTGTTACAGTTAAAGATTCTTCAGGTAATTTTAGAAACATTTTTTCTATATTAAAAGATGTTGAAAAAGGTACTAAAAATATGGGTACTGCAAACAAAGCAGCTGCTTTATCTGCAATATTTGGAGCTAGGGCATATAAAACTATTGGTATTGCTTTAGATAATGGTATTGATAATGTAAAAGGTTTTTCTGATGAATTAAGAAAATCAGGAGGAACAACAAAACAGATGGCAGAACTAATGCGTTCTGGTCTTTCTGGGATGCTTGCTTCTACTCAAAGTGCTATTGAAGAAGTAGGAATATCGCTAGGTAAAACTTTTGATACTGAGATTAAGATGGCAATTAAAGGCATTACTGATCTTGCAAGAAAAAGTGGCGAATGGATTAAGCAGAATAAGGAAGCAATTAAGACTGTTGCTAGATTAGCAATAACTGTAATAAAGATAGTAGTAGGTATAAAGGCTCTTATTTTAGCAATGAAAGTTGCTAAAGGTATTAGTATAGCTTATTACACAGCACTTGGAATAATGGCAGTTGTTAGTAACACTGCAGCAATTGCCGCAGGAGGTAGCGCTATTGCTATGAATGCTTATTCTGTAGCTGCAGGAATAGCTACAGCAGCGCAGTGGTTGTGGAATGCAGCCATGACAGCTAACCCAATTGGTTTAATTATTGTAGCAGTAGCTGCT